CGTGAAATCCGTCGGCGTTGACCGTGGCTCAAGTAGGCGAAGATAGGCACGCATGCCACGCGGAAGACCATTTAAGCCGGGCGAGCGGCCAGTGGGGCGCGCTAAGGGGACGCCCAACAAAGTCACGCGTGAAGCGCGGATCGCCCTCAGCGAGCTCATGGATCACGGCGCTGACGAAGCGAGGGCACTGTGGCTGAAGGTCGCGAAACGAGATCCCGCTCGAGCGCTCGAAATTCTCGCGAAGCTCGGCGAATACGTCATTCCGAAACTCGCGCGTACCGAGCACTCGGGTCCGCTCGGTGGTGCGATCCCCATTGCCGCTGCGACCCAACAGCTCACCGACGATGATGCGATGAAGAGCTACCTAAAACTCGTGAAGGGAGACGCCCCGTGAAAGTTTTCAAAGTTGGTCGACGCCCGGCTCGACACACGCTGCGCACGATGCGCTCGGCGATCGTGATGCATCGGCATCTCACCGCGCTCGGGCCGCCGCCGACTGCGAGTCAGGACTATCTGACATTGTTGGAGCACGCGCTCGGAGCGGTGAGCCAGGTGGGCGGGAGCGGGCCGTATGGCATGTATCTCAACGATCAGCTCGGCGATTGCGTGTGCGCCGACACCGCGCATCAGGTGCTGTTGCATACCGCAAACTCGGGCACCGGGTTCGTCGTGCCGACCGATGACGACGTGTTAGCTCTGTACGAAGCGGTCGGTGGTTACGTGGCGGGAGATCCCTCGACCGATCGGGGGTGCGACGAGACCTCGATGGAAGAGTACCTGCAGAACACGGGCTTCTGCGGGCAACTGTCTGCGGGCTCCGGCATGATTGATCCCTCGAACCTCGATCATGTTAGGTGGGGAATCCAGCTCTTCGGCGGCGTGCGCCTCGGTATCGTGGTCGACGAGCAGATGGAGCAGCAGTTCGAGAGCAAGCAGCCGTGGGTATCCCCGGCGAGCCCGGACGATCCGAACGCCGGCGGGCACGATGTCTTCGCCTTCGCCTACGACAACGCCGCGCAGATCTTCCGCGTCTTCACGTGGGGCGGTATCGCCAACGTCTCCGCGGCGCTCATGGCCAACAGCGCCTTCCTCGACGAAGTGCATGGCTCTGTGTGGCCCGACTTCATCGCCGCTACGGGGTCGGCCCCGAACGGCTTTGATCTGCAGCAGCTCTTGAGCGATCTCCCCGCGGTCGCATGAAACCCTATCGCCTCAAAAAGGCTCGACTACAAGCGCTCGAAGCGCGAAAGGCATCTATGACACCCGGTAACGGAAAACAAGAACTAACACCCGAGCAGCTCGTGCAGCAGATCGCGCAGCAGCGCATGATGGCGGCGGCCTACGCGGCGCAGCAGCGCCAGGCGATGGCGACCGCACTTCTCAGCGGGATCTTGTCGGGACTCTACTCGAACCCCGAGCTGCTCGAAGAGCACTTCGGCGACAAGGCCGTGAACGATGCGGTCGCCTTCGCCGACAGGCTACAGAAGCGGCTGCTTGAAGATGCGCAGGCGCAGCTCAAGGCCAGTGCGCCGCAGCCCGAGCCACCTGACACGTTGAAGTCGACAGCCGGAACACAGGTCGAGCCCGCCAAGGCCGCCAACGACGCACCCACTGGATCACCGCCGACAGCCGCCGGCGAGAGTTGAGCGCGTTCACCCACGCGATGTTGAGCGCTCAGGGGTTTAACTCGTGAGTCACCCGGGACCGATTCACTCCCAAAGCAACCGCGAGAGCTGGCGGCAGGTCCACGGCATCGAAGCCTCTTTTGCGAGGGGCGGGCGATCCCTTCCTAACCTGCGCGGCCAGCGCTGACTCGAAGTGGCAGCGCGCGCTGAAGATCTCTTCGACTGGCGCAATCCCGATTACGCGCCGATCTACGCCGCGCGCAATCAGCGGCTCGAGTGGTTGCGTAAGAACCCGTGCGAGCTGGTAGCGGTCAATCGCTACTACCGCACGCATATCGCCGACTTCATCAACGACTGGGGGCTCACCTACGACCCGCGCAACGTGGGCACGAAGCGGCCGGCGTTCCTGCCGTTCCTGTTGCAGCCCAAGCAGCGAGAACTCGTCGACTGGATGATCGAGGCCTGGCACATGCGCGAGACGCGGATCGTCGAGAAGTCGCGCGACGTCGGCGTGTCGTGGGTCGCGATGGCGGTGGCGATCGGCCTTTGCGTCTTTTGGGACAACGTGTCGATCGGCTTCGGCTCGGCGACGGAGCCCAAGCTCGACCGCTCTGGCGATCCCGATTCGCTCTTCTGGAAGGGCCGCATGTTCGTGCAGTACCTGCCGGAAGAGTTTCGTGGCGGCTGCAACATCCTCCTCGACGCGCCTGACAAGCGCATTCTCTTCCCCAAGACCGGCAGCTCGATCACGGGCGAAGTCGGCGACAAGATCGGGCACGGTGGACGCAAGACGCTCTACGGGGTCGACGAAGCCTCGCACCTTGAGCACCCGCTGCTGGTGTCGTCCGGGCTCTCGGGCACCACTGACTGCCGGATCGACTTCTCGAGCGTCAGCCTCGACGGCATGGCGAACGACTTCGCGGTGCGCCGCCACTCGGGCAACTTCAAGGTCTTCACGTACCACTACCGTGACGACCTGCGCAAAGACGACGAGTGGCGCGAAAAGAAGAAGGCCTCGCTCGATCCGACGGTGTGGGCAGCCAACTACGAGATCGACTACACGGCCGCTGCCGAGGGCGTACTGATCCCACAGTTGTGGGTGCAATCGGCGATCGACGCACACAAGAAGCTCGGCATCACGCCCACCGGTGCGAAGCGCGGCGCGCTCGATGTCGCTGACATGGGCCGGGACGTCAACTGCTTCGGGGCGTGCCACGGGATGCTCGTCACGCATTGCGTCGTGTGGCCTGGCGAGGCCTCCAAGCCCCTCTTCGCCACGGTCGAGCGCGCCTACCTCTTGACCGATCAGTGGGATCTCGATGGCTTCGACTACGACGCCGAGGGCATGGGAGCCGGTGTCAGGAGCGATGTCTACCGTATCCAACAGCGGCGGCAGAAGGAGGCCAATCTCAAGCCGAAGATCGTGCGGCCGTTTCGCGCATCCGGCGCGCTATTCAAGCCCGAGTCGACGGTCGAGGGCACCGATCGCAAGGCCGAGGACATGTTCCAGAACCTGAAGGCGCAGACCGGCTGGATGCTACGCCAGCGCTTTCAGGAGACACACCGGGCGGTGAATGGGGCGACCGACTACGACCACGACAAGATCATCGCGATCGACTCGTCGATCCCCGACGTGCAAAAGCTCTGCATCGAGATCTCGCAGCCGCAGTGGAAGGTCTCGGCCAATGGGAAGATCGTGATCGACAAGACGCCCGAGGGGGCCATGAGCCCGAATCGTGCCGACATGGTTTTCATCCTGTACCATCCGCGGCGTCGAGGGCTCAACATCAGCGAAGCGCAACTCGAGGAGCTGTAGCCATGCCACTTACCAGCAAGGGCGAGAAGATCATGCGCTCGATGAAAGCCGAGCTTGGATCGAAGGAAGGCGAGAGCCGCTTCTACGCTTCGAAGAACGCCGGCACGATCTCGGGCGTGGATCAGATCAAGGGGAGCGAGATGTTCAAAGCTCGCGGTCAAAACATCAACACCAACAGTTTCGTACCCGGGGGAAGACGCCGATGAACCGACCCATGCAACCTGCGCCCGGCCAGGCGGCGGCCGAGGCCGCTGCGGATGCGCACTATCAGGTCAAGCGCAAAGAGGCGATCGTAATCGCCGCTGCCGCATTGACGCTCGCTGAAGTGATCGGTAAAGGCTTGCCGCCTGCTGGGGACGTCGTCACGCTTGAGTCAGCTTTCAAGGTGGCCGAGGCTTTCATTGTCGAAGCCGAGAGGCGTCTTGGGAAGCTACCGCTGTAGGAGACGTCGATGGCAACACGCAAGAGCCCGCCGCCACCTGCGCCAGCAGCGAAGCCTTCGGTCGACTCGCGCATGCGCAAGCTCGCGCGGCTGCAGGACGCGATCCTACAGATGGCCCCACCAGCCGATAAGTACCGCCGCGAGCTCGTGTTGCCGAAGCCGCCGTTCTCGCTCGGGACGGACGCAAAAGCGATGCAGGCGAAGTCGATGCGCGGCGCGAAGATGGCGTTCGATGACTCGGGTGGCGGCTTCCCCTTCGGCAACTTCCTCAACACTGCCGCAGGCCTCGGATCATTCGGCCTGTATTTCCCGGGATATCCGTACCTGGCCGAGCTGGCGCAGCGCTCCGAATTCCGCCAGCCAACAGAGACCACTGCCAAGGAGATGACGCGCAAGTGGATCTCGCTGCGCTCCAAGAGCAAGGCCGACAAGAGCAAGCAGATCTCGCAGCTCGAAGACGACCTGAAAGAATTCAAAGTGCAGTCGCTCTTTCGCAGGGCGACCGAGCACGACGGCTTTTTCGGCTTGGGGTGGATTTACATCGAGATCAAGAATCAGGATCAGGCCGAGACGCTCACGATCGACGCCGAGGGCAAGGGCGGCGTCACGAAGAACTCGCTCGAGGGGTTCCGCAACATCGAGCCGATGTGGACGACGCCGCTCATCTGGAATTCGAGCGATCCGACGCGGCCCGACTTCTACAAGCCGACGGCGTGGATGATCCTCGCCAAGCGCACCGACTCGACACGGATGCTGCAGTTCGTCTCGCGCGAAGTGCCCGACATCATCAAGCCCGCCTACAACTTCGGCGGCGTGTCGCTGACGCAGCTCATTCAGTCGTACGTCGATCGCTGGCTGCAGACGGTGAACGGCGTCAATCGCCTCATCAACAACTTCTCGATCATCAACCTGCAGACCGAGATGGACGCCATCCTGCAGGGGGACGAGAGCGGCGCCAACGACCTCAAACTCCGTTGCCAGCTCTTTACGAAGACCCGCGACAATCAGGGGCTCTTCGCCACCAACAAGGCGACCGAAGGCCTTGAGCAGCTCGCCGTGCCGCTGTCGGGATTGTCCGAGCTGCAGGCGCAGGCGCAGGAGCACATGGCGGCGCCTACGCACCTGCCGCTCGTGGTGCTCACCGGGATCACGCCTTCAGGGCTCAATGCGTCGAGCGACTCCGAGATCGAGATCTTCCACGACTGGATTCACTCGATGCAGGAGAATCTCTACGAAGACAACCTGACGAAAGTGCTGCACATCCTGCAGTTGAATCGCTTCGGCAAAATCGATGACGACATCGTCTTCGACTTCGTGCAGCTCAAGCAGTTGACGGGCGAAGCCCTGGCACGCGTGAAGAAGACGCAATCCGAGATGGATGCCACCTACGTCGACGCTGGTGTCGTGATGCCCGAGGAAGTGCGCAAGCGCATTGCTACCGATCCAGACTCGGGCTACAACAACCTCGCCACCGAGATGCCCGAGGAACTAAAAAACAAAGCGCTGGGGCTCGGGCCCGACGGCGAGCCGCTGCCGCAACCGGGCGGCCTCGGCGAGGAGGAAGGCGAAGGCGGCGCACGACCTGACGAGCCCGTATCGAAGGCAGCCTGATGCCGTTCGTCGAAGTCGACGGATACACCGTGCACGTGACGCTCGTGCGCGGCGGTAAGGGTCAGAAGCTCACGGAGCGGGACGTCGAGTGCATCCGCGAGATGGCGCGGTGCCTCAAGCAGTACGGGGCAAAGATCGACCGCGTGCGATACGAGAGGGGGCCCGATGTGCCCGGGCCCAAACCCGATTAAGTGGTCGATCGCTCCGCATCCGACGCGGATCGAGCGGGCCTACCTCAAGCTCCAATGCGCGAAGGCGTGCACGATCCCGCTCGGTCTAGAGCCTCCAAAGCTGCCGCGCTGGCATTGGGACGGCAACATGCAGGCACCCACGGTCACACCCTCGATCAACTGCAGCACATGCGGGCTGCACATCAGCATCACGAAGGGGGCGGTCATTGAGGCCAGTCCTACAAACCCGCTTCGGCGGTAAGACCGGGAACTGTATGCAGGCGGCGGCGGCCTCGATGTTGGAGCTGCCGCTCGAGTCCGTGCCTGACTTCGGCAACATGCCAGGCGATCCCTACGCGCGCATGGCGCATTTCTTCGAGGCCTTCGGCTTCGAACTAAAGAAGGCGCGGCCGAACGCCGTGCTCCCGGGCTACTACTTCGTGACCGGGATCTCGACGCAGGGACACGAGCACATCGTGATCGCCTCGCAGGGCAGGCTTGTCCACGATCCGAACCCACACGGCGGCGGACTCCTCAAGCGGGACGCCGTCTATTGGCCCGATCCGCAGACCGAGAAAGCTGCGGCGCTCGTCATTCGCCGACGGGCACCGATCGCCGCGGATGCTCAGGTTGTCGAAGAAGCTGCCGCGGTACTGCGTCCCGTTCACCCCAACGAAGGAATACGGGCGTGGTATCGCGCGCAGCTCGTTGCACTGGCGCGTCGCATGTTGGAAGACATCGAGGCCGAACTGGCGAAGCATTACCGCCCCGCGAAATCGCGGCTAGCGCAGGACGATGATCCGATCGTGACGCTACGGACCGTGATGCGGGTGTGGGGGCGCCTCTGGCAAAAGAAATTCGACGATCTGTCGAAGGAGATCGCCAAGAGCTTCGCCGGGCGCAGTGCGCGCTACACCGACGCTGCGATCCGCCGGCGCATGAGGGAAGCCGGATTCACGGTGCGCTTCCGCCCAACGCCCCGGCAGATCTCGGCCTATCGGGCGATCATCGCCGAGAACGTGGGGCTCATCCGCTCGATCCCGCAGCAGTTCCTGAAGGACGTCGAGTCGGCTGTGTGGTCGAGCGTGCAGCGTGGCGGGACGATGGGCGAGCTCTCGAGGACGATCCGCACGAAGTACGGCGTCACCTATCGGCGGGCCGCACTCATCGCGCGCGATCAGGTGAAGAAGACGCAGTCGGAGTTGGA